GGCGATACATGAGCGTTTCAAACTCCCATAGGCAGTGGCCGTATGTAATCTCAAAGCGCTCATGCTTGTCCGTCACGCCTTCCAGCTTCAGCCTTAATCGCTCGGCTGCGTCTTTTGCATCTCGCGCTTTAGTACGTCGAGAAGCGCTTGCTGCTCTTCCAGCCGCTGCTTCAAGTTTGGCCTCATCGCTGTCTTCTGCTCCGTCAGCATTATGTTGTTGTTCCGCTCCAGCCTTTTTATAATAATCTGAGTTTGGTCCGTATTCACGTTTTTTCCTTTCTAGCTTTATGTTTGCCGCTGAGCATATGCGATGTATTGTTGACGGTGATACGCGCAGTAATTCAGCAGTTTCAATTTGCGACATGCCTTGCTCTGCGCAGGCAAGAACGTGGCGGGTGAGGGCTTCGGGGTCGTATTTCATTCGTCTTCCTCGCAAAATAAGCCACAGTCGGGCATAGTTTTCAGTGGGCGACCCTTCGCTTTGGGGTCAAGTTCGTCAAGAAAAATACGCTCATTCTTAACGCGCACAAGCCTTGCGCCAAGCCTGCGTGATTGCTCTGCACGCTGGTCAAAGACTTCTGGAAATTCGCGGCGTACCAAATTCCAATATGTCGGGCTGGTCGCCTTTACACAGCCAATGCAGTTAGCGTTTGGGAACCCGCGCCCGTAAATCTCAGGCAACTTTATGCCAGCGGCGCGTATCATGTCGGCGCAATCATTCTTTGTCATGTTTGCGTCAATCAGGATCGGCAATACATTGTCGCGCTCAGTCATAACGAACCTGTCATGTCTGTTGCGCTCATCAACAGTAAAGCCAAGGACATGCCAATCAACAGGATTAGTTTTCTCCCACTCTTGGCGTGCGCGTTTCTTCAGCTCAACCGTGCATGGTGCGCCGTGCGGGAACGCCATGCCTTTGCGGCGGTCAAATACATCAACGACTGAAGCCAATGGGTAGTTTGAATTGACTGCGTATTGAATATCAATGCCAACCCATTTGGCCACATCTTCAGCAAAACGCTTGTTATCGTGATGCTCCTCAATGACAGGATTGTTGACAGCGTACACATTTTCAGCGCCATACTTGTCAACGGTCAGCTTGAGCGCCGCCGCACTAGCCGCACCGCAAGAAAACCAAACAGCGATTTTCATTCGTCTTCCTCCAGCGCTTCAATCTGGCCAACGCCGCCACAATTATCGCAATCCTCTATGACGGATTCAAAGTCGCCATGCCAAGTTGAGCTTTGGCGCACCCAAACATCGCGCTCAACCTCACCTTTGCCATCGCATTCTGGGCAGTCAATTATATTAGTCATAGCATGGCACTCCTAACGAGCAATGGCATGGCGAACAGAGCCAACAGGAATATGATTTCGGCGGCAATTTCTAACTTATGTTTCATTGGTGGTTCTCCATCTGTTTATACAATCACACTAATCCGCAAATCATCCTATGTAAATACCCAATTTGCACTTGCACTAACTTTTTTTAGGATGTAACGTCCTATCAAATTAACCTTGGAGGGTGACATGAAGAAAGAAAGTCGAGTGGTCTTAACTGAGGCCCAGCATGAGGCGCTGACGTTGGCCGCCGAGCGCACTGGCATGGCGCTGGCCACGTTCATAAGGTCGGCGGCACTAACCGTGGCGGCCAATGCAGGCATTCACGCTGAACAGCCGCGAGCCGACTAATGGTCAACGGGCGCAATAAGGGCGCATCATTTGAGCGGGAAGTCGCCAACATGCTTCGCGATGAGCTGGGCATTGGCTTTAAGCGTGATCTTGAGCAATATCGTGCTGGCGCTCACGCTGACCTTATACCAGACGATCCGGCATTTCCGTTCACCTTGGAGCTAAAACGCTACAAGGACGGCCCAATCGGCGGTGCGCCTGCATGGTGGGAGCAAGTTAAAGTTGCCGCCGAGCGTGAGCAAAAGATGCCGTGCTTAATTTACAAATACGACCGCAAGCCAATGCGATGTGTGATCCCGCTGGCTGCGTTGACCGACTGCGATCACGATTACACAGTGGAGGTCGATTTTGAGACTTTCTGCTACATTGCTCGGGAGGCAATGCAATGACTAGGCCGACCTATGAAAGCTCAGGCGACCGCAGCGCTGAAACTGTTGCTGTTAAAAAGTTTATTGACAGCTTCGGCGGTGAAGTTGATTTCATCAAGCTGCCCCTGCAATACAAAATGGACTTTGCTCTCACACGCAATGGCGTCATCACGGCATTGGTTGAAGTTAAATGTCGGAGAAATAACAAGCACGCATATCCAACTTACATGATTTCCATGTCAAAACTGGTGGCCGCCGCTGGGTATCGCAACATCGGCATCAATTGCATTTTACTGGTGCAGTGGGCTGATAGCATGGGTTGGGTGCAGATGAGCAATGAGGATTGGAGCGTCAGAGTAGGCGGCAGAAAAGATCGCAACGACTGGCAAGACATCGAGCCAGTTACTCACATTCCAATCAGCGAGTTTAAAGACGTAATTAAAGTGGAGGATACAAAATGATGATAACAGCCGACAAACTATCCAACAGCCAATATCACGCTGATGACGCGATCAGCTCATCTGACGTTAAGATGGTTCACAGCAAGTCGCTGGCGCATTGGAAGGCGAAGACATACAGCCCAAGCCCAGTGTTTGACATGGGAACCGCCGTACATGCAATGGTCCTAGAAGACGGCAAAGGCGTCGTGCGCGGGCCAGAGACGCGCCGAGGCAAGGCTTGGACGGAAGCATACGAGGAAGCACAGGCAAACGATCAAACCTTGTTGACCGCCGCTGACTATGACCTTGCGCGGAATATTGCCGATAGCGTGTTGTTTCATCCAGTGGGTCAGCGCATGGCTGGGCCGACAACGGTTAACGAGGCCAGCTTCTTTGCCACTGACCCTGAGACTGGGCTGAAGATCAAATGCCGCCCAGACAGCTATTGGGATGCAAAAGGTGTCCTGTATGATCTCAAGACGTGTCAGGATGCTTCACCACGCGGAGTGGCAAAGGACATGATTGCGTACAACTACGCAATACAGCAAGCCTTCTATATGCACTGCTTAGAGCAGGCTGGATATGAGGCGTCACAGTTCGTATTCGTTCACGTCGAGAAATCAGGCGCACACGCGCTCTCGACAAATATAATACATGAGGAATATCTTGACTGGGCTAAGGCAGAAATGCACATGACCCTGCGCAAGATTGCAAAAGCCAACGAGGCCCAGAAGTGGGACACTGGTTGGTCGGATCAAACTAATGTGATTGATCTGCCACGGTGGCTGCGTTTAGATGCAGTCGAACTTTAATAGCTTGGAGAAAAACAGATGGCTAAAACAGACTTTAAACCCGTAATGATCCGCAACGTCGAGTTCAAATATCCTCGGCTAAACGCCTGTTATCGTTACAATACATCGGAAAAGAAGAGCGAAGAGTGTGCGCCAACGGCATCAAACGCAGCTTACTCTATAGCTTGGGAGATGGCCGCCGATGAAGCTAAGACGCTGCACGCCGAGCTGAAGGCACACTATGAGACGTGCCAGACTAAAGCGCCATTCAGCAAAATATTTGGCATGAAGAAACTTGACAGCGGCAACTATGAGTTTCGCGCCAAGCGCAATGGCACAAACAGCCAAGGTCAGCAGAACGAAAAGCCTCGCGTCATTGACGGCATGAAGCAGCCGCTGGCGGACACAGCTTTCTGGGGTGGCTCTAAGGGTAGCATCAAGGTGACAGCGTATCCCGTGACCGATCCTGATGGGAATGGCGGCGTCAGCTTGCTAATCGACACTGTGCAGGTCACGCACGCAATCTATGGCGGCGGCGGCCTCGACGACTTCGACGAAGTGCCAACGACAATGGCTGGCGGCGTCGACGCATCGCTGGATGACTTCGGCCCAGCCTCTGCACAGCAGGCAGCACCAGCGCAGGCTGAGCTAGAGGACGAAATACCTTTTTAAGCAAAAGAAAACCCCCGGCAGTTGGGACGCTGCCGGGGGACACATGAAAGCGAACCCACGATTGGATGGAGAAAGGTCCGAACATGCACAGACTAACAAAGACAAGCGAAGTTGGCAAGAAACACATGCTGATTGCAGCTGGTGCGCGCGACACTCGCATCAATGACGCCGGGTCGCAATATGACGGCATCACAATCGGCAAGATTGCCAAGCTGGTAAGCGAGCCACAGGCAACCGAAAAGGCCGACGCACTATTCTTCATTCCGTCAACTTACCGCGAGCATGATGGCAGAAGCCACGCAGCCCAGCGCGACAAGGGCGAGTATTGGATGCTGGCCATTGACGTTGACGAGGGAGATCCATCGCTAACTGAGGTCAAGTCAGCCGTTGAGCGTGTCACAGGTAACGCATCCTCACTGATCTATTCGTCATCCGGGGCAACAGAAGACAACCGCAAGTGGCGTGTGCTTATCCCGCTGTCAGAGCCGATCAGCGGTGAAGACTACGTTGACGCACAGCTGGCACTGTTTGACCTTATGCAGCAGGAAGGCATCACTTGTGATGCTGCACTCTCACGCACTGGTCAGCCAATCTACCTTCCTAACGTACCGCCAGCTCGACGTGACAACTTCGGACAGCCAGAGTTTTATCACGGCTTGCGCAATCGCGGTGAGGGTTTGCTTATCCCAACCGAAAGCAAGGTCTGGGCAAACTTGATTTTTAGGCGGAAGAATGAAGCCATCGCAGCAGAACGTGCCGCC